CCGCAAGGCGGTATCGGAATAAGGAAGGGACCATAGTTCGGAGGCCTCAACGTACCGTGTGGGTTATGCCCACTGGTCGCGAGATCTCTAAGGGCCTAGCAAATCGCTGGCTCTGGTTTAGCTATGGTGTGAAACCTCTGGTTCAGGACATATATAATGGTATGGACGTCCTAACGCGTCCGTTGCCGTTTCACGTGATTAAACAGAAGGGTTTCGCGGCGTCTTCACGGGCGCTAAACGATCCTACTTATCACGAGACATTGTCCCAGAAGTCAAGTGTTAGTATTTCAGCTCATGTCCGGGTCGCAAACCCGAACCTCTGGCTGGCTAACCAGCTGGGTCTTATCAACCCAGTTCAGTGGATAAATGAGGGAATTCCTTTCTCGTTTGTCATTGATTGGTTCTCCAACTTGAGTCAAATCATCAATCAGATGACTGACTTTGTTGGGCTTGAAATCGCAAGACCTATCACCACTAGTAAGCATGTTGGGATTAGAACCCTAACGCACCCCGAGTACGGTGGAATGGTATGTTCGACGCAGTACACGATCTTTAACAGATCGTTGACTATGCCAACAGCCAAACTGCGGTTTGCTTATGAGCGCTTTTCTTGGCAGCGCGGGGCCAATGCCATTTCCTTGTTGGTTGGATTACTTAAAAAGAGTCCTCGATAAGCCAATGTTCCCTTTGGAGAACGATATGCCTGCAATGGCTAACATCACCGTGAAGAAGGCTGACAATACCACTAACGTGGATTACGTCGTCGCCACCCCGAGCGCTGGAGACAAAAGTCCGGCCGTCTGGAAGAACCAAACTGTAGGTACGGTTAACGCAGCCCGTCCGACGTTCACTATTGTGGCGTCTGACAATGGGACTGGTAAATCGCGCCGCATTCGGTCCACTTTCTTTTGGCCTAAGACTCGCGTCGATGCGCTTAGTAATGTCGTTGTGCAAGGTGGTGCCTCCTCGGAGAGCTCCCATCTTGTTCCGCAAGACATGACACCAGCTGAAATCTCGGAGTACGTCGCTCAGTACGCCAACCTTCTGGCCAGTGCACTCGTGAAGAGTGTTCTGACGGAAGGCTACGCGCCGGGCTAAACGTGTTTCCGGTCTTCCTCCTTGTGAGGAAATTACTTCAACTGATCATTCTCGTTAGGAACTACAATGACTTATCCTCCCCTAGACCGAGCGGTCAGGAGAGCGTTCAGTGCGATGTGCACGAACGTGGGAAGCCCAATCGCCCTGCACGCTAAGGCGTGCCTCGAAAAGGATGATTGGGTTGGTTTGACGACGATTGACGTCGACATTTCGGGCTATTCATGCCCCCGTTCCCTCTCGGGAGACTTACAGATCGCCGCATTCTTCAAGAAATACCCTGGTTTCGACCTGGGTATTGACTTGGAGAGGCGTGCTGTGGAGTCCTTCTGGCAATCGGAACGGCAGTGCTTTTCCTCGAACAGGCGTTTGACCCCCCTCCTGGATGACCTAGGTCATTTCGGTGAGGGCGTAAGCGAGTTCATTACTCGTGCGCGGAAAGAAGTTAAACGTATCTTAGGTAGGGTACCTCGTGTATCTGAACTGAGTCCTCGTTTCGGGCCAGGAAGCACATTCTCAGACGTCGGAGCACTTATCACGGTGCCTGACAAAATGTCCGAAAGTTACACTTTAACCCGTTCAGCAATACCTCTGATGGAGGATTGGGATGGCACGGCCTGGTCGCGATTTGCGGCTGCGTGCACTGTCCTTTCGTCGCGAGACGAAGCGGAACGTAGCGAGCTTGGTGTATATGCGCCTAGAGTCGAAGAACTCGTGAGAGGAAATCGATTCACCACCGTCCCAAAAGACGCGTGGAAAATGCGTGGCATATGCATTGAACCTTCAATCAATCTCTTTTACCAACTCGGTGTTGGAGACTGGTTGACGGAGCGTCTCAAAAGGACGTGCCGCTGGCGAAAGACCGATATTCAGGAGCATCACAAACTCCTGGCGCGCATGGCATCCCTGCTGGGGACTAATGCGACGATCGATCTTAGCAATGCTAGTGATACCATTTGCGAAGTCTTGGTTAGACTTCTGCTACCATCGGATTGGTACGAACTCCTAGATAGCCTCAGGAGTCATTTCACGCAAGTGGATGGCAAATGGGTGCAACTGGAGAAGTTCAGTTCAATGGGTAATGGGTTTACATTCGAGTTAGAGACTATCATCTTCCGAGCAATTGTGGTAGCCTCCCAAAAGGAGGCGTTCTGCTACAACGGAGAATGGTTCGGGGGTGACGTGTCAGTCTTCGGTGACGACATAGTTTGCCCTACGTCTTCAGCTCGTGATGTAATTGCTGCTCTGGCCTTTCTAGGACTGAAAACCAATAAACGTAAAACGTTTATTGACGGAGGTTTTAGGGAGAGTTGCGGTGGGGACTACTTTAGGGGCTTCGACGTGAGGCCCCATTATTTAAAGGAAATACCTAGTGAACCGCATCAGTATATCGCACTTGCTAATGGGTTGCGCCGTTTTGGGATTCGCCACATTCTGTGTGGCGGCCCTGACGTATATCGCTTCCCTCGGCTTTGTGTCCTTGACGCAGTCCCATCTCGTATCCGCGGTCTCCGGGGCCCTGAAGCCCTTGGAGATATCGTGGTCCACGATGATGAGTCGACATGGTCTTGGACAGTGCGAAGCAGCATCCGCTACTTCCGGGTGTGGCGACCTGTCGCGTTCGCGAGAACGCGCTGGGACCACTTTCGACCAGGAGTAGTTTTAGCATCAGCCCTGTATGGCACCTCTGATGGCTCCACAACACACTCTACCGTAAGGCAGGGTGCTGTGAAGCTTAATAGAGGGTCAGTATCTATAGGCTCGCAAGAGCAACGTTGGACAACGTCCGGAGGCATTGTAACCCGTGTCAATGGGGAATATGTCTCTGGCTATAGGTTTGGGCG